CTTGATAATATAGTACTCATATTAACCGCCTAATGTTGTTTTGCATGTTGCTTGACTTAACGCACTAGCCAAGATGGTACTGTCATAACCAGTTTTCTTACGCTTCTTGTCTGTGAACCATTGTTCATCTCTTTTTTGTGCCATATCATCAGTTTGTGCAACTGGTGTAGGCGATGGTGCCGGTTGTTTAATATCTGGTGTTTTAGCTTTCATACACATTCACATTCCCCCTTTACCCAAATGGTTTGTACTCTGTATTCGCTACTCTTCTGTGATTGCCATTTATTTTTTTAGTGACCCTAAATGCAAAGGTCAAGGCTAATGCATCGCCTTTGTTTGGCGATGGTAAGCCTCGTTCTTTCATATCCTTTTTGCTTTCAAGTTGGATTCGGCCGTTTTTATCAATGATCGCTTCTGGCCCTACGAGGTCATCATACAATCCTTGCTCATTAGGAATTGAACCGCCCTCTTTTAGCCATTCTTTCATCTCTCCCCACATGTACGCACGCATATTGAGGTACATATTGTTAGGCGATGCACCACCAAAGGCAACTAACCGCCATTTTCTACCCATTGACTTACCGATACTATAAATACCAGTGCCGTAACCTTGGTCAATGAATACCGCATCAGCTTTGTATTCATCCTCAAATTGTGCTATGAGGTTAGCCATACGCATATCATCGTCATTCTTTTCAATGGTTGCCAAGCACTTCATGGAATAGCCATTACGCATTACGATTTCCAATGTATCGCCACCAGTCCATGCAGGGTCTACACCGATGATTACAGGTAGGTTATTAAACTCACCAACTCTGTACATTCGCTTTTGCGCTTCATCAACGATTGATGCGGATATGAATTGTGTGTCAGATGCACTAGGGAATATCCCTCTTACACGCACTTTTACAAAGTCGCTATCCTCACCATGAATATCAACCCATTCTTGCAATTTCGCTTTGTTTGAGATTTTAACAGTACGGCTATCTATTTGGTAGGTAGTCCAGTAGGCTCTATGCTTTCTAAAACACTCTCTAAACCTGCCACTATTACGTGTAGGATTTCCGAACACGCACCATATAATTTCGGTTTCCTTATCTGTTAATGCACCCTCTGTTACTTCCCAAATCTTATCGGAAATAGCGGATGCTTCATCAAATATGATAAGTATTCGATTGCCTTGATTATGTAGGCCTGCGAATGCTTCAGGGTTGCTTTCGCTCCATGGAATAGCATCTATCCGCCATGTTTTCTCGTACTGTTTATCAGCACTAAACAAAGCGGTTGCGGTGTATGTAAAGAGTTCCTTACCTATGAACAGGTTATACCACTTATTTAACTCAGCCCAAGTCTTAGACTTTAACTGTGTATCAGTATTAGCGGTTACTACTCCCCTTGTATTCTCATGCGTGGCAATAGCAAATAGAATTAAAATCGATGAAAATGCTGACTTACCAATACCATGACCAGATGCAACTGCAATTTGAATTGCTTTCGCCAACGATTTGCCCTTGCGTAGTTCTTCGCCTATTTTCTTGAAAGTCTTTACTTGCCACTCATCAGGACCGTCAAAGTTTTCAAGCGGTGTTCCTTTTTCTCCCCAAGGGAATGAGAAATATACAAAGCCTAATGGATCATGCGTAAACGAACCCAACGCATCAATCAGTTGTGCCTTGTTGTACTTCATCTTATTTCACCCTTGCTTGTTTCATTCTGTCGGATATATCAATCTCTATTTCTGCATCAAGTTTCACCTTATCAGTAAATAGCATGTGCCGTTTACCCAACAACTCGGCTGCTTTGGTTCTATCTGCAATTGAGGTATCCAAGCCGAATGCATCTTTTTCTTCGCCATTCATAACCTTGGTTAGGTACTCAAGCACTTCATCAGCAGTTGCGATTGTGTTTTTACTTCGCTTTTCCATTACGTCATCTATGTATTTACGCACCTTTACTTTTCTTAACAGTTGACTTCCCTTACTTGATGCACTTTTTTCTGCATATCCAGCCTTAATTGCACTCTGTGTTGCATTGGTAGTCTTGATATACTCATCTGCAAATATACGTTCTTTTTCTGTTAAGGTGTTAGCATCTGCCATATATCAATCACCACCTTTATATGTTCTAACTAAAAATAGCAGTACTTCATGTTGCTTAGTACTGCTATACTCACTTTCTTTTTTATAGAGTTGTCCTTGTTTAAAGGTCTTGCCCTTTTTGTACTTATGAGGGAATGTCAGTTTGTATTCTTCCTCTGTGTACATTCGATTAACGATATACACCTTGCAAGGCTTATCGTATTTGCTCCATGATTGCCTTACATCGACTACATACCGCCTACCATTCATTTGTAATGCTTTAAGTAGTTTCTTTATCGTTGGTTGATAATTCACATTAAGCACCACACAATACCGACTATAATCAATACACCACACACAATAGCTAGGCAATCAATAATACTCAATACGTTATCCTCACGATGTTCAAACGCATATTTTGCTTTTGCCTGTAAGTCTTTGTTATCTAAATCTTGTGCAGCTTTTTTAAATAGCGCTCTATCCTTAATGAATTGTTTAATCGCTTTAATCATTTTAGTACTTCACCACCTTTCCGTTTCAGCTTTCCATTAGATCGCACACACAAACCGCATGCACTTTTTCTTGCATTCCCCTGCGTGATGTATGTTTGACACAAGCCGTCATATTCAATGACACTAGCCGTACATTTTCCTTTCTTGTTGTTAAGACATTTACTCTTACAACACATAATTTCAGTCATCATTTCTCCCCTTTTGATAACTTTATACAAAAAATGAGATATATCGCCGTGGATATACCTCATTATGTGATAGTTTTATTCATTTTTATTGCATACTCAAAACCAAAGTTATATAGTTAGCTATTCGCCAACACGAGTATATGAATTGTAATCATGGTTAGCTCACTCTGTCTAACTCTCGCACAATACTCGGTTCCCAATGGAACATATAGCTTTAGTTTTCAGCATGCAATTGCACTCTCTAAACTAATACCGCCAGTTGTTTGTAGTATGTAACATTTTTTCGCTTAAGGTTTTATCTCATGAAACGTATAGTTGGTTGTTATTGCAATATTGGAAAGGATTATATGTGCGGTATTAGTTTACAAAATGCAATATAAGAGGTGCGGTACAGTTAGAAAATAATATAGATTGTAATGACTTAGAAACAATACTCGTTGATTTTCAAATACAAAATATAAAACCGCACCTCAATTGCTATTTAGTTTTAGAATTGCTCATTGGCAACTCTTACACCTTATATTCTACTATATGTTTTTAGGTGTGAATACTGACAATTACTGACATTTTATGACATTTGATGTCATCTTTTTTGCTACTTCTATAAATGCTTCATCCCTATATCGTTTAGCCTGTCTTTCTTCAAACATTCCTTTATACATTGAACACGCTTGTTGTGCAGTCATACCTAATAGGTATTCAGCCCTCAGCATTTTACCACCTATTCCTGCTTCTAACTTAGTAAGCAAATCTACTGCATCGCATTTGTATTCTGTTAACTCATCAATCCGCCTGCGTTGCTCTTTTTCTGTGTCAACAAACCTTGCTACACTATTTTCTAATCCACACGGAACACCGCCACCGCTCACTTTGTCTTTGGAATAGTCAATAGCACTGATCGTTGTTATATTACTTTGTAATTGCTTTATTTCCATAGCCATTAACTCTAGGTCTTTATCTACTGTCTTTAAAGGCTTTAGATACTCCTTAGCACTATTTATTAATCTCTTTTCTTCTTTTGATAGTTCGCTCAAATACAAATCACCTCAATCCTTAAATGCACCATTAATGGCTAACATATAAACCAACACACACCACGCTACAAATATAATTGCATTTGCGTAACCATTACTTGTATTACTAACTGCAAGCCACAAACAAAAGAACATAAACCATGTCATACATTTATACCTCTGCCAACTTTGCATGTCGCCATGATGTAAAGCAACGTTCACCATTGCCAACACTCCACGATGTAGCACCACCATCCCAAGCATAGATTTTGTCATTTTCTACTTTGGCAAAATATCGTCTTTGCCAATTATATCCATTGCAATCTCTAACCAATATAGGTGTGTCGACTGGCACTTTACTCCAATCAGCAATACCTAGATATTCAGCCACATCAATCAACTGGTCTTTTTCTTCAAAGCATGTACACGCTACCATCACGCGTGGCGAAAACGGACATAATAAATCCCTTTCGTTTTTGAAAAAGAACAGTACATCATCTTCGATTTCTGCTTTATTAAACCCTAGATCATACATTCTTTTAAACAATTCATCTGTAAATTGCTTATCGTTCATGTTCCCATTCTCCTTTATCTTCATTCCATTTGTACCACTTCACATTTTTTAATAAGAACATATCGCCATCTTGTGAAATTCCTTGTAATTCACCGATACAAAACTCATCATCGCCACTTTCACAAGCCAGTTGCTTTAGAAATTCAAACGCACTCTCCCATGTGTCATGCGGTGCTATGTAATAATCTGAATGTTCTGTATATCCGCTATATCCAATCATTCAGC